GGGAGAGGGCGTTGGCGGGCTGGGAAAGCGCGTCAAGGCGTGGAAGATGTCGCACGGGCTGGGTGCCAGCGGTCACTTCCACATGTTGCCTCTGGCGGTCAATTTCCGCGATCAGGCGGATATCGAGAAGCTGATGTACTCGATAGAGCGCCTCGACCGGCAGTGGACGTGTATTTACGTCGACACGCTGGCGCGTGCATTGCTTGGGGCGGACGAAAACTCGGCTCAAGAGGCTGGCTTGGCGATAGCGGCGGCTGATGCGCTAAAGCGTATGTTTGATTGCGCGGTCGTGTTTGTGCATCACAGCGGCAAAAATTCTGACCGGCAGGCCAGAGGGTCGTCGGCCATATTGGGCGCCGTAGACGCGTCTATAGCGGTCGTTAAGGACGAGAATATCGTCACAATGCGTATTGAGAAGCAGAAAGATGCCGAGATGATCGACGATATTGTGCTGATGATGGAGCCGGTGTCGAGCGTCAGCGGCGGGTCGGTGGTATTGCGGCGGGTCGGTGAGGATGAGGCGCCAAAGAAGAAGAAGGCGGCAAAGCCAGCGGCGGGGCGGCAGGAACACGCGTTCACGGCGTTGCAAAATCTCATCATCGAGACGGGCCAAAGTGTCGTCACAATCGCGGCGTGGAACGAGGCGCATAAGCAAAAATCGCCCGATTTGACGCCTGAGCAGAGGAACACGGCGCGGCAGGGTTTGCAGGACAAAGGTCTGGTGATCGTCGATAAATTGAAATGCTGGATAAACAAGGACTTATTGTAAAATGTCGGGTGGAAATAAGGCCTCACCCGACGTCGGGTGGGCGTTCTGGCCGAGGTAGGTCGGGTCGGCTACACCCTAGGGGTAGCCTACCCAACCGACCCTAAAACGAGCCGATGTTAATTTTTAAGAAGGGATAGTGATATGGTGGCTAAGAAGCGTGTGGCGAGGGGTAAGCCGAAGACGGATAAGGTGTACTATCAGCCAAGTCAGGGGGCGCTAAAGCGTCAGCAGGCGGCGCTACACAAATACGATGACGAGGTGAACCGGTTAGAGCGCAAGTGGGGTATCGACAGATTGCCTTGGCTTGTGCCGGTGGAATTGCGTGACCGGTTTTACGAACAGCTCGACAAGCTCAATTCGGCTATTGATGCGACCGAAGGGGTTGAGCATGAGGTGGAAGTCACATTGCGTGGTTGTGCCGCCATCGAGCGTGCGGCGATAGAGGGTGGCGCCGAGCCGCTGACCGGCGAGTACATCGAGGGGCGGATGCCGGATGGCACGGTGCTGGCGATTACGGCTAATGGGTATGAGGCGGGTAAGGTAAAGCAGGACAATCGCGAGATGACCGTTTATACTGTTGACGAGGTCGGTGTGATCTTGGAACAGTGGCTAAAGGAAAAGCAGGCCAAGGCGTTTGTCGATGAGGCGAAGAACGTATTTGCCGGTGCCGTGGTCGAGAGCGTGACGAAGACGGCGAAACTGATAGACGATGAGATACCGTTTTGATGGATTACGAAACCGAGCGTGATGACGTTGTAAAGGATCGCGAGTACCTGTTGCTCGGCAAGTCGACGTGGATCGACGTCAGGAACCTGACGGTCAACGTACAGCGGTCTGAGACGGGCATTACGGTCGACGTGTGGCCAAGAGAGCTGATGCGGGGTTACGCGCCCATAGCGACGCTCTCGGTGCCGTTTAGCGAGGGTAGCGATGTCGATGATTGAAAAGGGCGACGGTTCAATGGCGAGGCTGTTATCGCAACAGCGTTGCCCAAGGTGTCACTCGCTTATGCTTTTGCGTAGCGACGACGGGTACAAGAAGAAATACGATTGCATCGTGTGCGAGTTAAAAGTGATAGACGTGAAGGAAAATGTGGAATGAAGCGTGTAGAGTGTTTGGATACGGCTAAGGAATTAGTGACCAAAGATCGTGCCAACGATCACGGAAATATGGAAGACAACTTTGCGACGATTGCGACGTACTGGTCGACGCATCTGGGGCATAAGGTTGAGCCGCAGGATGTTGGCGTGATGATGGCGTTGCTGAAGATAGCGCGGGTTAAGAGCAACCCGTATCACGATGACAACTATGTCGACGGTGCCGGTTATCTGGCGTGCGCGGCAGAATGTGTGAACGTGGATGGCTGAGATAATCAAATTCGGCGAGAGGCATGTGGTGCATTTCTTCACCGAACCGGTGACGTGTGACTGGTGTCAGGAAGAGACTAAGGGGTTCGTCTATGAGGGCATGCAGTCAATCGTGTGTAGCCTGTGCAAGAACCCGCTGTTGATCATCGAGGACAAGCCTACGCTGATTGTGACGTTTGAAGATGACGATTACGATGAGGATGACGATGTCTCATAAGATCACCGAAGAGGTTTGGTCAGAGTTTTTAGAGCGTGTCACGTCAGGCCGGTCTGGTCAGTCAGTGTGCAAAGATAAAGACATGCCAGCTTGGGGTACAGCTTGGAATAAGATTTACAACGACAAGGACTTTGAGCGCAAATATATGAACGCGTTGTCGTCGCGCGGCATGATATACGCTGACCAGCTCGACGAGATAAACCGGCGTGTTCTTAACGGTGAGATAGACCCGCAAGCGGCTAGGCTTGTCGCTGACAACTACAAGTGGACGGCGGCTAGGTTATTGCCAAAGGTTTACGGCGACAAGCAACAGGTCGACGTAACGCATGAGGCCGGTGGGTCGTATCTCGATTTATTACAGCAAGTCAACCAAGCGGCTCAGTTAAAGCACGCCGATGTCGTTGAGGCTAAAGCTATAGAAATTAAAGAAAGCACACATGATAAAGTACGCGCGCGCGATGAAATTAACCAAAAATCGGTTAACAAAAAGATGCACAAAAAACAGGCAAAACAGGGCAAATGACGCAAAAGTTATCCACAGGCTTTGTAAGTCATTGTTTTTATTACATACCGAAAAAACATAATCAACGTTATGCGACATTTTCTGCAATTATGCCGGAAAATAACCAAAATTCGGTTAACCCCCCCGTCAGCGCACACGCGGGGGGCGGGAAGAAAAATATATACCCCTACACCCCCCCCGTCGGAGTTGACGCATGACTGACACCCACGCCACCGTCGAAGCAATCGCCGCACTACGCGAAGACCCCGCCCTATTCGTTGAGACGGTACTGCACGCCACGCCGCAAAAATGGCAGGCGCAGGCGCTAGACGCCATAGCAAAGCACGACCGTGTCGCCATCAAATCCGGCCACGGCGTCGGAAAAACCGCATTTGAGAGCTGGGTCGTGCTGTGGTGGCTGATGACCCACTACCCGTGCAAAGTAGCCGTGACGGCGAACAGCGCGCACCAGCTATCCGACGTGCTATGGACAGAGATAGACCGCTGGGCGCGCAATATGCCGCCAGCGTTCAAAGACCTGCTTGAGTTTAAGAGCGACAAAATATCGCTCAAAGGCGCAACCGACAGCTTCGCCGTGGCGCGTACCAGCCGCCGCGAAAACCCCGAGAGCTTGGCGGGCTTCCACAGCCCCCACATGCTGTTTGTGGTCGAAGAGGCGTCCGGCGTGCCTAACGTGATATTTGAGACCGCCAGCGGCGCGCTATCCACCCCCGGCGCGAAAATCATCATGTGCGGGAACCCCACGCGATCCGACGGGTATTTTTACGACGCGTTCCATAATGACCGCGACAAGTGGCACTGCATCACTGTGTCGTGCGAAGAGGGCGAGTACGTCGACCCCAAATTTATCGACGAGATGGCGGATAAATACGGCGCCGAAAGCAACGTGTTTAAGGTGCGCGTGCTGGGCGAGTTTCCGACGCAATCCGACGACGTGTTGTTGCCGTTGCACTTAATCGAGGACGCGGTGACACGCGACGTCGAGGCGGGGCCAACCACCCCCGTCGTCTGGGGCTTGGACGTCGCACGCTTTGGCGGCGACCGGTCGGCACTGGCGAAGCGTCAGGGCAACGTGCTGGTCGAGCCGATCAAGACGTGGCAGAACAAAGACCTGATGGAGCTGGCCGGTATCGTGTTGAGCGAGTACGACGCCGTGCCGTACAGCATGCGCCCGCAGGCCATATACATTGACGCGATCGGCTTGGGCGCGGGTCTCGCTGATCGCCTACGCGAGCTGGACATGCCCGCGGTAGCGGTGTCGGTATCCGAGACTGCGTCGCTAAAGGATCGCTTTAACCGGTTGCGCGATGAGCTGTTTTGGTCGTGCCGCGAGTGGTTTGAGGCGCGAGACTGCCACATACCGGACGACGGCACGCTGATGGCGGAATTGTCGGGCATACGGTACAAATACCTGTCGACCGGCAAGCTAAAGGTCGAGAGTAAGGACGAGATGAAGCGTAGGGGTCAGCGCTCGCCCGACGTGGCCGACGCGTTTGTGCTGACCTTCGCGGGGCAGGGTGCGGTTGCTGGCGGCTACTCAAGGGGTTATAATCACAATCGCACACTGAAACCGAAGAATAGCTGGGTGGTTTGATGGCTGACCGAGATACCGACTTTGTTATAGCGGCGGCGCAACAGCGCAACGCCGACCCGTTTGGTTTTGAGACTAGCCAAGCCAATCAATTTAGCATTTCGCCAGAAAAAATTGCCTACGATGTTTTAGGCGACGCGTTCTTTGGCATGAACAAAACGCAAAGAGATTATATTTTGGAACTGGTCAGGTCTGGCGACTTGACGTCTTCTGAAATAGCGCAAGAGGCGCAATATGCGCTACCGTATGATCCATCCGCTGGCTTATCGGAGCAACAGCTATCGAACACCGCCCGCACTGTCAGTGGTCAATCTCTCGATTATTCCAGAGACATGCCTGCGATGTCAGAGGAAGAATTTTACAGAAGATATTACGGCATAGGATTAGACGGCTTGCCGAGAGACCCGCAAAATATTTTTGGTTTTGA